TCAGGAGCATTTCTGATTAACGCCACCGTTAAGAATCCACCCTTCAACAGCTTCACGAAGGTATGATTTGGGGTGGGTTCTGACTGGCTTCGGAAATCCGTGCCGTTTGGTATAGTTCCAGATTGTCTGACGTGATGAAACACCGAGCTTGTTCATCACTTCTTTCTCAGGAATCAGGCTGGTATCGGTCATCTTAATTCTCCAGGCAAAAATAAACCGCCATATAGCGGCTCTATCAGATATGTACAGGCCTCATCGAGTGTGAGGCGTTAGTCCTTGCGTAGCTCGCTGATTCTTCTGTAAGTCTCTGGTGCTTTGTTTCCGTGTATCTTCATTTCAGACTTCAACAGAGCAACGAGTGAATCCCATTCGTTGAGGATTCCTTTGAATGCCGGAACGCGCTTTGCAACCTTGTTGAATGAATCTCTGATTTCTGGATCATGCCCAAGGCGACCAATAATGATCACCTTATTTACGCCTCTGCTTGCCATTTATGCCGCCTGTTTTAGTTCGTTAACTCTGATGTTCATTACCTGAACGCATTTAGCCTGCGCCTCCTCGTTGCCAGCCATTAATTGCCAGTCACGCTGATAACGCTCGATGAGTTTTTTCTTATCAGTTTCTGTTGACGCATAATCGCTGAAGTCTTTCAGGATTTGCTCGCAGTCAACCGATGGAGATTTATGGTTGGTATTTTCTGGTGATGGTTTGTTATCTGATGCTGGGATTGCCCATCCCGGCAGCGATGGAGGGAGCCAGTAAAATCCTGTTCCACCCTTGAGTTTTGCCCTGTGCCATCCCTGCTTTTTATCGAGAGATGTTTGTGCGAAACCTTCCTCAAGGTTATACAGATACCGACCTATTCCCCACTGAACGGCAGCACGCTTCATTGCACCTGAACGACCACCTTTGACGGCTTCTACCTGCGTGTTTTCAGCAGCATCCCATTTGGTTACCCATTCGGAATCAATCTTGATTGATATGCCGCATTCAACTCCGCCGTTGTTGGGAATATCGCGGTATTCATTGCGCCATCCTGCTTTGCCGCAAACATCGTCCAGGCGTTTCATGATTGCCCGGTTCGCCCGGGCCTGCGGTAAAATGGTGTGCGTTTCATTTCCACTGCTCCCCGAACCTGAAGCCGATCTCCGCCAGCGCCTCGTCCATCTTCTCGATGAACTCCGGCACCATTTCGTTGAAATTGGTCATGTACTGTGGATCCCGCTCAACGACGACGTGGTGAATACCTTCGCGCTTCATGCGCGGGTCGTAGTTGGCAAAGAACCAGGCGTCTTTCCCGGTCACCCACATGCTGAACTGCACCTGGGCCATGTAGGCAGACTTGATGGCTTCGAAACCGCCAAGGCGGAATTTCATGAAGTCGCGGGAGGTGAACGGGCATTTCAATTCGAGGCCGAATCCGTTACTGCAAAGGCCGTCAGGTGAGCACGCGGTGCGCATGCTCTCGTCACGGAACAAGATCGGAGACTCCGTGACTTTCACGTCGGTGGTGAACTCGAAGAGGGTGCGGGCGTCTTCTTCATACTGCTTCCCCCAGGCCAGCGCCTTGGCGTTAACCTCTGGCGCTACGCCGGTGCATACCTCGGCGAGTAGGGTGTGGAAGTAGGAAATTTTCATGTCTGTCCACTTCTTCCCAGATCTGGGCTTGGAAATGACGTTGTGAACTTCAGATGCGGTGATAACGCCGAGGCGCAGCCGGTGCCACGCCTCGTCGCCCTGCTGGATAGTGGTTACGTCAATGCCGGTCCGGGCCAGGATAATTTCTGGTGTCATGCTGCCGCCTTTTGTCTGAGGAACCCGAGAGCTTTAACACCTTCAAGCTCTGTCAGGTCTGCTGGCTGCGTGATAGGGCGTTTGAAAATGCGTGAGCAGAGAGGGAGAAGATCGTCATCCCATGTCTTATCCAAAGAGACAAGCAGGTCGTTTATCTCTTTCTGCGTGGTTTCGCTAAGCGGCGTTATATCGCGCTCAGGCTGACGCTCTGCTGTAAAGTTGATACCTTCTTCGCCCTCGGTGTTAACGTGGTCTATGGCGGCGTCCAGGCGCTCACGGCGAGGCCAGTATTTTGCTGCCTGCTTCACGACTGTTTTGAGGATCATCTGTTCTTCGTCAGTGACCCATGGACACTTTTTACTGTTGTCAGATTTGTACTTCTTCCATGCTTCAGACCGGTCACGGATGGAGTAAATGGCATCGATGCGCATCGTATGGGTGAGGTAATCACCATCGTCAGTTTTTACCGTTACATATGCCCCTACGATGTCCCCGCGCTGCTCTTCGGTATCGAAGTCGTTGTAGATATGGACCGGCGGCTTATCGAGCCCTTCGCGGCGGAACTGGTCGTTTCTGCGAACAATTGCCGACTGACACCATTTAATGGCGCCAGACTGCTGCGCAATGTGCATCAGGCCCATGTAACTGATGTCGAGGCAAACTGCCCCTTTACGCGGAACCAGGTAAGCCAGCTTCTGAGCTGGGTTTAGCGAAATACCGATAGCCGCAACGTTGATTATTGCGTTCTGCGTGCTGGTCTGGTTCTGGAATGCGACTTTCGCGAGGTAGTCATTGTTCTGAAATAGCTGGATGGCGAACTGGCTTTCCTTCGCCCACACCATCCGCTCGTCTGTGGCCGCCTTAATGAAAAGCGGCTCCTGTTGTTTGACGAAATCAACAAGGGTTAAGCTCATAGCCCCTCCTTAAAATGGGCAGGTTGGATGAAGGCGATCCCACTCTTCTTCGGCGCGGTCGTAACAGATGCGTGTGACATAGTCGTTATAGGCTTCCTCTGCCTTTTCACCGACTAGTGCCATTTGCGCTTCTTTTGGGAGAAACAGGCTACTCATTTGCAGAGCATATTTCGGGAACATGGCGATCAGTTCTTTCGCCCGGTTGTCGATCCACTTCTCCTTCTCGTCGGTGAGCTGCTGCTCAACCCAGCGCCGATCTTCGATTCGGTCGTAAGTGAGGTATGCGTTCATGGTTGCCTCAATATTTGATGTGCGCGTCCTGCACTTTGCCGCCAGCGATCGCCAGCAGTGCTTTCTGCGCGAATTCTTCGGGGATGCCCTGAGCTATAAGGTCGGCGATGACGCGACGGTTGACGGTGCGGCGGTGCTCTTTGTCTGCGGCGCGGCGCGCTTCTTCTTCAACTTTGCGCTGCTCTTCGGCCAGACGGGCTTTCTCTTTCGCTTCAGCTTCGCGCTTGATGCGATCTGCTTCTTCCTGCGCTTTGCGTTTTTCTTCTGCGATTGCTTCCTGCTTCTCGCGAGCTGCACGCTGTTCCGCTTCGACGCGCTGGCGTTCAGCCAGCTCTGCACGTGCTTTCTCTTCAGCTTCACGGCGCGCTGCGGCTTCAATCTCTGCTTTGTGCATCGCTTCGGCATCGCGGCGGGCTTGTTCTGCCGCGTCCTGCTTCAGTCGTTCGTCACGTTCGCGCTGAGCCTGTTCTGCCAGGCGGCGCTGCTCTTCGCGGTCACGGTCAAACTTCTCATTCATCAGCAGAGCCATTTCGTGGTCCGCTTCGATTTGAGCGGCGCGCTGGCGGTCAAACTCTTCGTTCATCTCCAGCGCTTCGGCGTGCAGCGCATTCATGGCTTCTTCAGCCTTGATGCGCTCCTGCTCGGCTTCCCATTCGGTGAGTGGGCGGCGGGTGGCATCACGTAGCTCGTCGCAAGCATCAACGAAACGCTTAATTTCGGCCTCAGCCGGACGCACAGCCTCTTTCAGGCGCTTAAGGTATTCACGGCCCGGCTTTTCGATTGCTGTCTTGCTGCGGGATACCTGCGCCGCCAGAGAGGCGACACGGTCACGGCCTTTCTTCGTGGACAGGTCCGGCACTTCGTTTACAGCCTGGCGGATTTGCTCAAGGTACGCGTCAAGGCCGCCCGCTACGTAAAGCACTGGGGCCTGTTCCGGCTTGATTTCGATGACAGTTAAGTCCGTTACTTCGCTCATGGTTTCTCCTGAAATTTGGATGTGCAGATCCCGCCCGCAGAAGCCAGGCCGATCGGATGAATAGGGTGGTTAGTGCTGGATAGGGTTTCCGTGACCGTCCAGAAGGACGTCAATCACGCAGTCACTGAGGCGGATAATTTCTGCATCGGTGTGCAGGTACACCCATTTGCGCTCCTGAATGACTGCTGAGACGCGATAGGTGCGGCCTTCATGCAATGCCATCATGCCTGGCGTGACGCACTGGCGAATGAGCGGGGTGGTGCCGTAGTGCAAGTTGCTGCTAATTTTTTGCAAACTCACCATGCTGTTCTCTCCGAAAATCATTAAGGACAGCCACCGCATCTCTGATGGTGCGGTAGTAACCTAAAAACACTCTCTTCCCCGATGAATCAGTTGATCGTGCAGACCATTTTTTAACATCCGGTCGCCATGAGACGCCCTTTACACCAGTCCTGCTGTCGCTTCTTACCGACTTATTGAGGCAGTTTTCATGACGGCTTGCGGCTCTTAAGTTGCACGCCCTGTTATCTGTTCTGTCACCATTGATATGGTCTACTTCTTCAGGTGATTCCCCGGTGCATAAGAAAAATGCGATTCGAGAAAGGAAGTAGTGCCTTCTTCCAATACCAACTCGGAGATAGCCATTATTGTTTTTTGAACCAGCAGGCCGCCCCTTTACAACCCATCCTGATTTCGTCACTTTCCACGTAAATACTCCGGTTTCAGGGTTGTAATCCAGCAAGGAATCTATCTCCTCAGCACTTGGCAACTTGTGCTTTCGCATCATACCTTCACCTCAACCTGTTCCAGGAGGCCAGCCAGCTTCATATGCCAGCGGTTAAGCGTCAGCTTTTCACGCGGTGCCGATACGGACGTCAGCTGCCACTCGTTATCGTTGAGCTTTTTGGCGGTGTACTTCTTTCCGTTATGGGTGACTGTCATGATGCCTCCCGGGCTTTGTCGTTTGCCGCATTGATGGCGTCAATGTTCATCAGGCAGTAGATAGCGCATTCAGCGTCGTAATCACTCAACCCGCCGCTTGCCAGCTTATTAAGTGCGGTGCCAGTTAAACCGATCTTGAAGCAGATAGAGCCGTGTTTAGGGCCATATCCATAGCGATGGTCTTCACGCTGATCGCTCCAGTGGGCGTAGTTTTTTGTGCCAAAATAACGCTCGCTCAGACGGTTGAACCCCGACGCAATGTCGTTAATCGCGTCTTCAACACACCCGCGCCGCTCCATGCTTTGTTTCGGGTCACCGAAGTTAATGATCGTCATGCCATGCCTAACCATCTCAACCGTTAGGCCTTTATTGGCCTGGTTGATACCTTCAGACACGGCAATCAGCTCTTTACCGATGCGTGAGGTGTCATCAACAAACTTCGCCTTCAACTGAGCCAGTTCGGCTTCAATTGCCATTTTCTTTTTGGTCAATTCGATAAGAGTCATAATCATCTCCGCGCTTAAGGCCGCGCCGCCGAACGGTTAATACAAGACTTCAACGCATTTATTCAGTGTTTCAATGGGCGGTGGATGGCCGCCGGTTGTCATAAATGGGCAGACTCGAAAATCTGCCTATGTATGGCCGATAAAAAACCCGCCGGAGCGGGTCATTCATTCTTTGGTATGCCGCAAAGGGCGTTTAGCGTTTCAACGGGAATGGCAAGTGCGGTGCTGGTCGCTTCACGGCGTTCCACCTCAGGCAAATATGGCACTGCCTCAGGCCACATCTCAGCCAGTTTTTTAACAGTTGAGACTTTGGTTAGAGCACCTTTAACCTGCAATTGGAAGGCATCAACTTCATCGTAAAGAACGTTGATGGTTACCGTCGATTCAGTGAGTCGGTCGTGTAATTTTCCAACTTTCTTCAGCGTGCTGTAACTTTCAGGAACGAAACCCGAATCAATTACAGGCGCGAAGGAAGCTCCGAAGAACAGGTCGCTTTCAAGATCGTGCTTACCAATATGTTTTCCACGGTGGCGATAGCGATGATCCAAACCGTTCCTGGCTAATTCGTGATACTCACCATTAATAATGACCTTTAAAGTTGCAGTTTTAGCGCCGACCTGCATCTTGATGAAGGAGTTATCTTTGAAATCTTCCCGAGCCTTAGTTATTTGCTCATCGCTAGTGTTTTCCTGCTTGAGCAATGCCTGTCGAATTTCTTCAACAATTTTCGCCCTCTCATTAACCGCAGCTTTCGCTTTCTCAAACAATGGGGATGCGAGAAGCAGGTTATGGCATAGCTGATTTTTAATTTCGTTGTTAAGACGAATCATTGACTTACCCTCTGTCGTTACCCGCTGATGCGGTTATGTCTCATCGACGCATGGAAGTGATTTCCAGTCGATATCGTTTTTTGCCGAATCCCACAGGCCTTTCTTTTTGTACTTTTCTGAGCATGGAATGCAGATGTTGTAAGGCCTGCCAACCATGTTTACAGATATTCTCTGCATCTCTTCAGATGCCAGAAAGTACCCACAGAATTGACACTTGTGCATACGTACTCTCCACTTAGTTACCCGCTGATGCGGGAGAAATGCTTTATCTATCAGCTTCTACAACTCATCACGAATCTGTGAGAGTGTGCTGATCGCCTGGTAATGACCGCGACGCTGCTCTTCTGTTTTGAACGCACGCATATCGTCTTTTATCGATGCGATTGCCTTATTCAGAACTTCCACTTGCGCTTCTTTAATCGCCTGTTTGCGTGGCTTCTGACGCTTCTTAGGAAGGTCTCTTAAACACGCCGGAATGTATGTCTGAGTCATAAAAAATCCTCTTGTGATTCAGCCCAGCCCACTCAACTTCGAATGGACTGGAATAAATCTGTTTGCGCTTCGCACCTCTCATCCAGCCAGTGTTGCCCGTTCCCACGCCTTTATCGCTCTCGCGAGGGGGTAGCCTCACACCGACCGGATCGCGCCCGGTGCTGCGCCGAATTTGTACGTTGGGGTCTAAACAGGATTACTGAGTGCTGTTCCGACTTTGCATGTTGTTAAAAAGCAGGCGACTTGCTGTCCGCCGCTGGCTAACTTCGCTCAGCTGTCGATGTTTCGTTTCGATGGAGTAATTAAACATCATGTGGATTTGTAGGTCAACACCTTGTGGATTTATTTTGTTGATTTAATCGTTTACTGTTGATTTTTATGTTGATTTATTTTTTGGTGGCATAAGTGATATGCTGAAAAAAACATCAAAAAGGAGTGGGTAATGGACTTGGATGAAGAAAGAGTGAACATGATGGTTCACGCCATGGGGCGGGCGGTCATGGAGTTGTCACTGGCAGATTTACCTATGACCCAGCAAAACATCATCGACAAGCTGGAACGGTACCGGAAGGAAACGGGAAACGTGATAGGTAAGGGTGTGAACAGGGATGCAGCTGAGATAGTCAGGAAGGGTAGTAAAGCTGTGAAGTAGGCACAAAAAACCCGGCGCGGTGGCCGGTTGTTAAAGCTCAATATCAACTATGAAAAGTTTACTAATAGCCCCTTTTCTAACTGCTGCTTTGGCAGTTACTTTTACCGCTGACTCATGACTTAGACCCGTTGACAGAAAACGACTAAGTGAAATGAGATACGGGTTGTCTGCCTTTGAAGCAGATGGATCGCTTATTTGTGCTGAGATGCGCTTATCTGAATCATCACCTTCTATAATGACTTTAGCGGTCATTCGGTGAGCGTCGAATTCAGTAAGGAAGATTCGATACTCCCTTAAGCCAAGAACTTCGTCGTCGTCCAACTGGTCTATTACTGCTTTATCTTGCTCATCAATTACAGCAGGCTTGAAACCATTCCCCGGTGTGACGCTTATCTTATTACAGGTGGTACCGATGGGGGAAACTGCCTGTCTAACTGATGGGCGTAACTCACTAGCCATCTTGTCAATCACTGAGATTAGACCTGAGATGGTATCTTTATCTTTATTTCCGAGGGCCTCAATTGCCTTCTCAAGTGCTTCTTTTAGGTATTTCATTTCCTCTTTCTTCTGCGAGTTTTTAGCGAAGATATAAGGCACTAATGCGCCAAGTATAGCCCCCGCAGACCCTGAGAACAATTGAGACTGACTGATAAAATTCATGATAGTATCAAGAGAAAAACAATTGGCCCTAGCTTCGGTAGCGTAAATTTTAACCTCTTGAGTTGAGGTGCTTCGCGAGTACTTTTGGGTTAATGCGAAGGTTCCAGCTGTAGCTAATATCTTCGAAAATCCCTTTAGCGATTCACCGAGCGAAGAAAGTTCAATCTCATGCTTTTCAGCATCCAAACCGTCATATCTAAGTGAAAAATTAACATCGTGTAAGCCAGTGTTTTCCATCAACAGTCCTTATATGCTTTCACCAAAACGTCTCATCAGGCCACCGCTACAGCAATACCGAGTACCAGAAGAGACGGCCAATTATCTCGACATCATCAATATCAGCCTCTTCGTCTGGGTAGGAGTCGTTGTTGTAACTGCGGATGATCAGCTTCCCACCTGGCTTACGATACAGCTGTTTAATGCGCTTGAGTTGACCATTCCCGCCATCTGTCTGACCAATGGCATACAGTTTCCCATCAACTATGCGTTTGTTGTTCGTATCGACGGCTACAGTCGTACCATCCGGTATCACAGGTTCCATGCTGTCGCCAGTAGCAGGGAAACACAGGATGCCAGACCCATCTGTGTTAGCTCCAACTCGACGGAGCGTTGCTTTTGAAAAGCGCAATTTAAAACCGTTGTGATCCTCATCGTGTACTCGTCCATCACCACACGCAAACTCGATATCCTTCAGAAACGGTACTTCCACCTCATCGTCAGGTAGGGGGGTATTTTTGTCCCAAGCGTCGACAGTTCCCCACTCAGACTCTGGCGGGATGTTGCTCTCCAGATCCTTCTTTGGAGAACCCTCTCCATTTAATAACCAGTCAAGAGAATAACCGAATTTTTCAGATATTTGTTGCGCCGCCTCACGACTTAACGCGTCTCTTTTTATCCAGTTGTTAACGGTCTGTGGGCTAGTCGACAAAGCCTCAGCCAAATCCCGCTGCTTCAAGCCTTCCCTTGCCAGTAAAAATTTAATTCTTTCAGAAATGCTGCTCATAAAACCCTCCGCTCCATGCATGGTAAACAACATGTGGATTTTTTCCATCACCATAATGTTGATTTAATCCACGCCATGAATTAACATGGTGTTGATTACACATGAGCGGAGCAAAACATGATCAACAAAAAATCCAACGCCAGCACCCCGCTTGAGAAAGCCATTAATGCAGTGGGCGGCTCTCAAAAGGTGCTTGCTGAAAAGGTCGGCGTAACGCCTCAGGCCATCAATATGCTTAAAAAGCGAGGTGGCAGCCTTCCAGTAACAAAAATGCGTAAATACGAAGAAGTAACCGGACTTCCTCGCGAAGTTCTATATCCAGGTATCTTTGCCGCCTAACCGGCGGCTCTAACCACGAAAGGGAAAGCAATGCATTCACTTGCGTATCAACACAATACCGGAATACACCCGGGAGCGATGATAAACCGCGCTCAACCTAAGGCGGAGCCAGGTCACGACAAAATCCGCGATGCGGTCCGTGCATGGTCGTCGTCCCTGGACAATCAGGACGTAGTGTCAGCGCTGATCATCAACGAATACCGGGAGCAGGGCGGTACCGCCATCAGCTTCCCAGAAGACATCAGCAGGGCGCGCCAGAAACTTTTTCGCTTTCTGGATAACCGCTTCGACTCCGATCAGTACCGCGAGAACGTTAGAGAACTGACCCCGGCAATCATGGCTGTTCTTCCTGTTGAGTTTCGTACACGCCTGGCGCCGCAGAACGACACCATGTCGCTGATCGCATCTGCCATGAAGGAATGTTCAGAAGCAAAGCAAGCCGTTCTCCTGAACGCGCCTGAGCACCAGAAAATGAAGGAGGTAAGCGAGGGCATAGCGTCATTGTTTCGCCTCATGCCGGAGCAGGTAGGACCGCTGATGACGATGGTTACATCGATGCTGGGGGTTATATGAGAGGCACAAGAAAAGAAAAAGCCCTTGAAGCGGTAACTTCAAAGGCCCTTATCACACTGTGTTACGGCAAGTAACGGGAGTAAGTATGTCAAACACCGCTGAAATAATCAATTTCCCAAATAAAACCGAACAACCGGGAGGTCGTATGGCCGACCTGTCGAACGGGTATACCAAGGTCGCTAACGAGATCCAACAGCTTAAGCCTCGCCTGAGACTGTCAGGCCGGGAATGGCAATGTTTTGAGGCGGTGATCTGGCTTACCTACGGCTGGAACAAGAAACAGGACCGCGTGACAAATACGGTTATTGCCGAGCTTACGGGCCTGAGCGATACGCATGTATCGGACGCGCTTAAGTCTCTCGCAGAACGCAAAATCATCTTTTCACAGAAGCAGGGCATGATGAAAATCGTCGGTGTAAACACTGACCTTTCAGCATGGATTTTAGACAAACCGGAAACGGGAAGAAAATTCCCGAAAACGGGAAAATCCTTCCCGAAATCAGGAATAACCTTCCCGAAAACGGTAGACACCCAATACAAGAACAAGAACAGTATTAAAAGATCTTCGTCCGAGAATTCTGACGAATCCTCTGACGCACGTCTGAAGAAATTTTTATCAACTCATCCTGAAGCTGCGGTCTACACACCATCCGGTGCGAAGTGGGGCTCTGCTGAAGACCTCGAGACAGCTAAGTGGATTTCCTCCAGGGTGAAGCTGATTAACCCAACCTGCAAAGCCCCGGACATGACCTCCTGGTCTAACACTGTTCGCCTGATGCGCCAGATAGACAACCGGTCGCACCAGGACATCTGCGCGCTGTATGACTGGGCTAGCAAACACCACTTCTGGCAGACCAACATCCTGAGTCCCGAAAGCCTGCGTAAGCAGTGGGACAAGCTGACAATGCAGCGTAACGCCGGAGGTGAGCAGCGCGCTGTCAAGCCAGATCTGGACTTCAACAACACTGACTGGGCCTATGGGGTGATCCGATGAAATCTCTTGCAGAGCAGATGCGTAACCACGACCGCGAGCAGATGAGCCGCATGGCCCATAACCTGCCAGAGCAGTACCAGGAGTGCGCGCCGGTCGAGCAGGTGGCGCAGGTATTCAACAAGCTGTTCAACGAGCTGCGCGCCGCGTTCCCGGCCAGCATGGCGAACTTCCGCACCCAGGAAGACCTGAACGAATTCCGCCGTCAGTGGCTGCTGGCGTTTCAGGAGAACGGGATCCACACCATGGCTCAGGTCGATGCCGGCATGCGCATTGCCCGCCGCCAGGAGCGCCCATTCCTGCCGTCGCCGGGCCAGTTCGTCGCCTGGTGCAAGCAGAGCGGCGGCGCGCTGGGCGTCAACGTTGACCAGGTGATCGCCGAGTACTGGGAATGGCGTAATCGTTCGTTCGAATTCATCTCCAGCGAGCAATTTCCATGGTCGCAGCCGGTCATGTACCACATTTGCGTAGAATTGCGCCACCGCAGCACCGAGCGCCAGTTAACGCATGGTGAACTGGCACGCGAGGCAGGCGATCTGCTGGACATGTGGGAAAGGCGCGTCACCGAGGGTAAGCCAGTGCCGCCGGTACGCCGGGCTATTGCCGCACCAGCTGCCGAGCAAGGGCCGACGCCGATCCAGCTGCTGCTGGCCAAGTACAACCGCAACAAGTCGAACGGGATGGTGTGACATGAACATAACAATCCGTGAGCAGGTGCTGGCCGCCCTGCGCAACAACCCAGGGTTGAACAACGCCAAACTGGCAGGGCTTATCGGCATGGACACCAAAAAGATATCCGGAACGGTGAGCACGCTGCTGGCAGACGGCCTGATCCGCTGCGAAGGAAAATACGGCCAGCGGCTTTATCGGCTGACCGATTACGGCATGAAATACGCACCAGAAACAATCCCGGCTATGCCGAAGGGAAATTCGAAGCTGGTGCAGCGTACAGAGGCAAACGTGATCTGCCAGGAGTGCCGCAACAGCGCGGCGATGAGAAGAATTTTAAGCGTATACGGGGTGAGAGCATGAAAAATAATACACAGCCAGCACTGAAAGAACGAATCGAAAAGGCACTTGAAGACTTCACCAAAGGCCGCGCCAGCATGCATGTTCCTCCGCTTGATACCGATGTTGATGTGGTGCTGGCGGAATGCAGTGACCGATTATCAGAGCTTAAAGCCAGATGCGCGGCGCTGGCTGCGGAGAATGCGATGTTGAAGCAACGGACACAGCAACTTATCGACATCATTAGCAATACTGACAATGACTACTGCATGTGTGGTTCTGCTATGAAAGACCACGTGCACAGCGGATGTGGTTATCCTACTGGCATGTTCGATTATTACTACAACCAGTGGCTGGAGTCAGATAACAAAACCCCAGCCACCGACGCTTTCCTGGCTGAAGTACGGGCAAGTGCTATTCCAGATGAAGCGACGGAGCGTGATTTATTCGAAGAATGGGTAATGGAGAAGATATTCATCTCTAAGACCACGCTAGAAGGTTTGCGCACTGATGACGGCTACCGCAACTCAACTCTTTCCGGTACTGATTACAACGGAATGTGGTCGCAGTGGAAAGCAATTCGCGCCGCCCAACTTCGCCAGGAGGCAGCCCAATGA